CACGTTCACACCATCCGATTCGCTCACACCATCCGACTCGCTCACACCATCCGACCCGCTCACACCATTTTCGTTATTCATAATATCCCCTATCGTTGCGGTTGACTGCGTTAGTGCTCTTTAACAACAAGGATATTTAAAGGACACCCCTATCTCTGCGGCCTCATCCACCACACCGTATCTGTCCTGCGTCTACCTATTCCGCTACACACCCTAGCTGCTAATGATCAATCATTCTCTAATGTCTTCTTAAAGAGTGTCCCTGAATCACAATGATATATTACAATACCTTCTGGTTTACTAAAGTTCCTCACTAGTAAACTACCCTTTACTTTCAATACCTCCATCGCTTCTTCAATAAGGTCCGATGTCATAATACCTACGGTAATTACAGGTACTACACGTACCCCTATGTTAGATAATATATCAGCAGACGATGCCTTAAGTTTCTTCCAGAAGCTTACATTAAATAGCGCAAACAGCTTACATTCCATCCCATACCCTCTATTGATACCCTTACCAAACCATTCCCCAAAATGTCTACCTGGTCCCAATAACTGCAATACCCCTGCATTATCCTCTACCCATGCTGCAAAGCCATAATTATCAGTACCCTTACCAGGGCTCAACCATCTATTACGGCTACCTGCATACACCTGACCATCATCCGTAATACATATCTGAGCATTACTACCATCAATCTTCTCGGTTATAATACAACTCCTACTAAATCTACGAATAGATTTAAACTTACGGAATTTAGGGAACTGTCTCATTTTATGCTCCAATAGATATTTATTCCATCTACACTTCCAAGTCTTAAGTTTATACTTCATCTTCTTCAACATCAGCCCCCACCCATTCTGTAGCACAAGCATCAGCTACGGTTCGTAGTTCAGACAGAGTATGATACAGTAAACGTGCCATTGTCAGTATCTCTGTAGGGCTAACACCATGTATCTCAATACTACTAATATGTCCCTGTAGTTGGGCCACAGTATTACATAATATATCTTTAACTACACACTTTGTCATAATAGCCTCTCGTCGCATACTACTCTTCATTTAAACCTCCTCTTCTTCGAGATCTAGTACAATCTCAAACTCCTTAAGATTACCACCTATCCTAAAATAATCATCCCCACCATCAATATAGACCCCATGTCCACCATTCAATGTATGTTTGGGGTAGCAGCTACAGCATTGCCAATCATGTCTATACTTAGATTCTATGATATTCCCACAATGTAAACATCTTATTTTACTCATAGCCATTCTCCCTGTAGTTTGGCCCAATACCCTCTGTAACGCTCTACAATGCCCTGTACGGTACGATAATTGTTTTAGGCTACCCTACCCCTACTTAATGTGTATTAGGGGCTTCTAGCCTACCTACAGCCCTTTATTTTTAGGTACTCTATGTATTCCCAAGACTTTATATGGTTATTGATTACATGCTTAGTATTGAGTCTATCTATTGTACCATATTGTACTGTAACCTTTTTCATTGAGGGTTCAGGTAGGCAGTTGCCTTTTAATGGTATGTACTGTTTGGCACATGCCAACGTGCTTAATAGTATTATTATTAGTATAAAGTATCTCATATTACTTGCTTATCCCCCAAATAAGTACTATTGTAAAGTCTAGTACTAATTTAACTAATGTGTAATACATACATATAGTTTTAATATCCATAGTCTATTCCTTGTAGTCACAAGTATCACAATACTTGATTGTATTAAAAAGAAGTACTAAAGATCCACTACAATTAGGACACTTACCCACGATCTTAGGTGGTATCTTTTTAAGCATTACTTCCTCAAATAACTCTATGGCCTTTGAGTTAGAATCTTTATCATCCTTATCTGTAGTCATTATAAACATTCTTTCTTAAAAGGGTTATTAGATAGTATACAGCTAGCTTGTTCATCTGTTAGATCACTATTAGTCTTATCTCTAAGTTTACGACCTTCTCTATTTACATTACCTATTCCCTCTTCTTGTCTTAATAGCTCCTCTATTACAGCTCTATCGAGTTTAGACTCACAGTCCTTCTTACCCTTGTAGTAGCTTGCTCCTACTACAACTACCAGTCCCGCTATACAAGCTATGGGTACCCAGAACTTCTTAAGTAATGATAATACTGCTAAGGCTGATATCATATTATTTTCCTAAGTTGCTATAAACTATTGTTGTTAACTTATTGTTAAACTCTTTATCTTCCCTACACTTCTCTACTAAAGACTTAATACCTTGACCTATCTTCTCTTCTCCCATAAATACCCAAGCACCACTCATATGTACTAACCCTAGTGCTTTAGCGGTATCTGCTAGTTCTTGGTACTTGTCGAAGCCTTTACCAAATATAAGACTAAACACTGCTTCTCTAAAAGGAGGGGCTTTCTTATTCTTCTTTACCTTAACATTTATCTTCGCTCCTATTATTAGATCTCCTTCTTTAATCTTATCTCTACTACGTACATCTAATCTATACTTACTATAAAACTTAAGTGCATTACCACCGCTAGTAGTCTCTGGACTACCAAACATTACACCTATCTTCATACGTATTTGATTTATGAATATAAGTAAAACCTTATTCTTTTCTACAGCAGGTGATAGCTTACGCATAGCCTGACTCATCATTTTAGCTTGTTTACCCATATTACTATCTTGAAAGTCTCCTTCTAATACTGATCTAGGTACTAATGAATCTACGCTATCGACTACTATTACCTTTACCTTACCTGACTCTACAAGCATTTCTACTATACCTAATGCTTCTTCGCCACAATCAGGTTGTTTAAATAATACCTTCTTAACATCTATACCATACGCTTTAGCCAAATCTTTATCTAAGGCATGTTCCATATCTATGAATGCTACGTTATGTCCTAGCTTCTGAGCTTCTGCCATAATGAATAAAGCCATTGTAGTCTTACCACTAGACTCAGGACCGTATATCTCCATTATACTACCAGTAACTAATCCACCATTACCTACTGCTAAATCTAATGATATTAGGCTAGTAGAGATTACTTCTTTAGGTTCACAATATTCCCCATCCAGATAGTTAATACCTGCCTCTTCCTTAGTACCGTAGGCTTTATTGATATCCTTAATTACATCAGTAAGGTCATTTATATCTTTAGGTTCATTATCTGACATTAGTAGTCTCCATGTTCAAAACTAGATACCCATGCCTCTATACTAGCATCTAATGGGATTGATAGTTCAGTTGTTACGTCTACATCATTCTCATCGAGTATTGTAAGTGCAAGTATTTCTGAAACATTCCTTACTATCCCCCTATTACCATCACAATCAGCTCCATAGCCTTCAGTACATATACGTATTTCCGCAGCTACAAAATAAGTATTATTATTCCATTCAAATTCGTTGTAAATAGTCATTTAATCCCCCAATTGTCACCTACTTTGATATCCATATCCATCGGAATGCCATACTTCTCTTTAATGGATTGTACCATATATTTCTGGATTATGTCATGTACTAGTTTAGTATCCTCTGGCTTATGCTCGATAACTACTTCATCATGTACTAGTAACAATAGCCTAGAACCCTCTGGAAGCCTCGGTACGACGTTTAATTGGCCAAAGCCTATCAGATCACTACCTGACCCCTGAACGTAGCTGTTAATGGCCTTGTAGCTCTTCTCATGGGGTATAAATATCTTCCTACCGAACCATGTAGTGATGAAGCCCTTATATTCAGCTTCTTCTTTAAGTTTACGGGCAAAAGCTTGTAGGTTACGGTAAGTCTTATTGAAGATTCTTTTATACCTTTGACACTCTTCTAATGATATATCTACTTGATGTTCTTTAGATAGTATGTAGTGTAGACTATTACTACCTTGTCCATATATAGATGCTAAGAATAGTTGTTTACCTATCTGTCTCTCTTTAGGGTAACTGTCTTTTACTTGGTTAGCAGTTACTGGTAGGGCCATTAGATCTTTAGCAATCTGTCCATATACATCTATACCCTCTTCAAAGGTCTTAACTAATCCTTCTTCACCCGAGTAAAAAGCCGCCAATCTAGCTTCAAGTTGTTTAGCATCTGCGACTGTAAAGACAAAACCTTCTCTAGGTATGAACAGTCCACGTATATCGCTCCCTTTAGGGACTTGCTGTAAATTAGGTTCAGCAGACGATAACCTACCCGTACGAGTAGCCCATAGACGGAAATTAGTATGTAGTATCTCATCTATCCTCATATCATCCCATTTACATAGGAAGTCTCTATATATCTTACGTGTCTTTTTAAAGTCTATTATTTGTCCTATAATCTTATCATGCTCATATCTATATAATAGCTTAGATGCAGTAGTACGCTTACCTAGTCTATCTACTAATTTAATACCTTTAAGTTCCAATAGCTTTGTCATATGTACAGGACTATTAGGGTTGAATACTACTACACTATCTCTTACCTTTTGTTTTCTATTCTCTAGTGTCTTCTCTTGCTTACCAGGTTTACATTTATCTATCTTATCCTGTTTTAAATACTTTATGGCCATGTCTAAGGCTTCTTTGTTAGTAGTGTGAAAGTCATCGGACCATTTATCTAATTTCTCTTTGTATTCCGCTTTCATTTCAGATAGCTTATTTATGTCTAAGCGTATACCGTGACACTCTACATCTACTAGAAGTCTAGCTAGTGGCATCAGAAGCTTAGTGTAGTAGTTCCATAGTCCATATTGTATTAGCTTTTCCTTATACAGCTCAAATAGATAATAGGTAACTCTACAATCCATTAAGCAATGCTCTTTAATCTTATCATAATCAGGATGTTCTTTATTCCAATCTATCTTCCAACTACACTTAATACCTAAATCTCTAATGGCTAGACTATCTAAAGCTAATGAATCCTTCAATTTACGTTCATTGAACTCTTCTCTATATACTTGTTTTATATTTTCTGCAAACTGTACTAAACTAGCCATTAAAATAGTATCATGATCGTAGGGTATTTCAATACCTGCTTTTCTAGCTACCTTTACATCGAAAGAACCATTGTGCATAATAGTCTCATAGCTCTCAAGATCAGGTAGCTCCTTACTAAAGCCTATTACCTTCTCTCCTTTAGAATAAGAGCCTATGCCTACTATACCACATCGGGTCCAGTCTAATCCAGTGGTTTCTATGTCGATAGCCATGTACTTATTCATTGCCACCCTTAATATACTCTTTAGCCCTTTGGAGTAAAGAACCACCACATTTCCATTCTACAATATCTTCTTCAACTTCCTTTGTTTCATACTTAATAGGTACCTCTCTAGTTACCTTCCGAGTACCCACTACTTTCCTGGTACAAACACTAGTTCTATTATCCACTACTGTTAAAGTGATACCTCCAAAGGCACGAGTTAAATACGCCATCTCTCCCCTATACTCCTTTTTACACTTGCCCAACATTCTTGCAGCCTTGGCAAAATTCTCTTTGCCCGATATCCCATATACCCCAAACGTATCACCTGCTTGTTCAAATTCTGGATTATCCTCGTAGAACCTAGCAATTTCTCTCAACGCATCTGCATATTCTTTATTATCCATTATTTCCCCCCTGTATTATAAATCATGTTTATCCATTATTTACCATACTTTCTCATAACCAGTTTACAGCTAGGTCTTGTTTGATCGAATCCTACCATTACTATAGGTCTAAGTCATCATCTTTTAACCAATTATCTAACAATAGCTTAATGACATACTTAATACCCTTATACACCTCTATAGCCCCTATTATTGCTAAACTGTATATTAGTATTTCCATATTATCCTCCCTTACAACGATGCTGCTGGCTAGGATTAGTACCTAGTGATAAGCTCTTTACGTGTTTATATCTAATCCTACTTGTTCTATTACAGACTCTTGGCTCTTCTGGTATGCTTGGAATGTTTCAAATACTACTTTTACATTGTTGGCATCTATTGGTAGTATAGATAGGTTCAATTCGAATGCTGAATCTTTTAGTTCCTTTTCTAGTCCTTTGACTATAAATGCAAAGAATGCCATTAGATCTACTTTATTCTTGAATGCTATCATTATTTCCTCCCTATTATCTTTTCTAGTCCAGTTATTATTCCATGTTCTATTTCTAATAGATATGGTTTAGCATAGTACTGTTCTCCCATTTCGAATATTTTAGCTAACAATAAGTGACATACCTCATGTAATGCTGCTATATCCATATCTTCATACGTGGGTCTACCATTCCATGACTTAGCTAGATATATAACTGCCGTATGGCTTGCTGTGTCGTACCATACCGCTGCTTCAATCCCCTTCTGATTGGACCACTTATACTTAACACTATACTGTATCCCTAATAGGTGCTTCCAGTATTCACACCTACCTTTAAAGTATTTAAAGTATTTACTATTTAGTGGGTATCTCATATATCCTTTTTACTCTTAATAAGAGCATATAGAAGAAAGACGTAATTTGACATATCACTAACTGTGTCCTCAATACTTTCAGACTTAACCATAGCATCATGTTCAAGAAGTTCTGAAATACGGGTTATTTTATCCATAATCCTAACGAGTATGCCATATTCAGGCTTAACCTTAACAACTTCGGATGCTTTAAAGTTACGAAGTCTATCCTTGTTACCAGAATAGTCATTACCCTTCTTCTCAAGTATATCCCTATTCTGCCTAACAAACTCATCGAATAGCTTTACTAACGCCTTAGCATCCATAGGTTCATACTCTTTTTCCCTAGGGGGCTCTAAATCTTCTGGTACTAGTATGTCCGTATGACAAATCCAATTCGTGAGTATCGTCTCTTTCACCCCTGATAGTGCCACAAGACTTCCACGTATGCGTATAATTGTATATAACTTATGCCTATATTTCTCGTTATCTTTACCATTACCTGCAAAAGGTCCATCTATCAAATATACCTTATCCCCTACTTCGAAGTTATTCATTTCTTTCTCCCTTTAGCTGCTAATTGTGGCTTAGTTCTAGCTTTAACTTCTTTACCGTATAAGCTGGTCATAGCATCTAGCCACCATGTCTTGTCATTCACCTTAAGGACATGGGCATACTCCATTAGAAAGGGAGGATCATCATCAACTATAATATCTGGCTTAGATAGGAAGTAATCAAAGTATTTATCGATCCCATTATCAACACACATCCTTTTAGCGTACTCTCCCCCTGTATGGCTCCAACAGACTACAGTGCTGTACATACGCCTATATCGCTGTAGAGTGGCCGCTACACCAGGATATACCTTACCATCGGCATCCACTAGGGTAAGATCAACATCTATGTATATCGCTTGTACTGGCATTTAGCCTACCTCTTTCATACATTTTAATGTATTATTACAGTTCATTTTTAGATCCTCTAAAGCAGCTTCGTACCCCATCCTAAATACATGTTTCTTTAATTCACATAATAGTGATAGTATATTGAACTCATCTGTACCAGGGTACATCATAAATAGATCGTTCGCTGGATGCTCACGGTACATTTCTAGTTCAGCCTGCTCTAGTTCTTTTATTCGTCTTTTAGTGAGTTTTTTCATAGATCCTCATTTTCAAATTCCCATGATTCATTAGTAGCTACTCCTGCTTCTATGTCGTTTAAATTGCAATATTCTTTATAGAGCTTATCAGCTAGTTCTACTTGGGCCTGTCTATATTCCTTACTTTTATCCCCATCTGGTGAATGCTCTATTAGGTGACAATCTTTAGTGCCCTTACCACTCACCACATAATGACTACATAATGGTAATACTCTATGGTCGTTCTTAGTTCTAGCCATTTCATTATCTACATGGTGTGCTGTATTCTTACAGGGATATTCTTTGTAAGAATCAGTATATTCATTATATAACTTACGTACACCTATAGCCTCATGTCCACATACAGCACATGGTAAGTGTTCTATATGCTTTAAATACTCTGGATCTTTTATAGGTGTTACCTTCATTATTGGCCTTTCATCTTGTAGTATGCAGTATTACAACTTACTATTTTATCCACTTTGTCATCCTCTATTAGCTTACTTAATTTACATCTTAAGGCGGATGGCGATGTTCCTGTTTCTGTGCATATCTCTTTAATAGTCTTATAGCCTTCTGGTATAGTCTTTCTAGTGCCTAGTAAATCTTCCCATGACACCTCTATCGTTTTAGGCTTCTTGACTTTATTCTTGCCGAATACAGTTGTTTTGACCATTCCCAACCTCCCTTCTCAGTACTAGCTACTATTAAGTGGACTAATCCTATATCTATATGTCCATCACATTTCTCATCACCGAAGGGTGTACCCTGTGCTTGGAAGCAGGGTAGTACCATTGTAGTACCGAAGGCATTTTGGTGTAGATCATAGTAATGTACATGTGCAAATACTGATAAATCTGCTGCTCTATCACCTGTATGGTAAGCATTTAGTATTTCCCACATATTGGATCTACCTGCCGCTGTAGCTCTACCCGCAGGGTTGTTAGAGCTTCCTATAAAGTGTCTTGCTTGTAACTTGAACCAATCATTTATCGTTAGGTTTAATTTACGTACATACGTAGCTTCTATATTACAGTATTCTTTTAGGGTATCAGCCATCTTTTGTTCACTAGATACTATACCTACATGGTATGCCGTACCACTCACTAAGAACACTTCTTTAGGTTTCCACATCTTAACTAGTTTAATAGCATCATTCTCTTGTTCTCTAATATCGCTCTCTGTAAGTCCAGCACCACCAGATTTACGTTGGTCCCCATCTACAGCATCTCCGTTGATTACTAATATATCAGGATTACCATAGAGCTTTATACATTCTTTAAACTTAGCTAAGAGAGCTTTTTGTGTACTATTTCTAGGGGAAGCAGTAAGTCCCGCTTCACTACCAACGTGCCAATCAGCAGTTAGTACGATCGATTTAGTACTATGTTTACTAGTCTTACTCATATCTATTCTCCTATCAACTTACAGGAAGCTTGACAATGCTTAGTTACTACCTCTTCCAATACTTCGGATATGGCTATTACTTGTTTAATTAGGTTAAAGGGTGCTGCAAACTTTTTCTCATCTGTCCAATGATCTGTACTTATGCAGTATTCCGTAATCTGCGTCTGGCCCTCAGTATAGAGTCCCAATGTAACTGCAATAGTGGGTAAAGAGTCTTCGTTAAATGATATGTTAACACCCTTTATCTTTGTTTTTGTTATACTTATATTGATATCTTTCATATTATCCTCCGATTATTTAACGTCTACAATGTCCGTACGATCTACTTGGGCACCTGTTTCCTCACTAGGTTGTGTAAACGTAAGCTCAAAGGGTTGCATAGGCTCTATAGTTGCTGCAATGTCCTTAAATGCCCTATGCTTAGGGGCTACATTCTCGACTTTATATTGTGTTTCAAACTTCTCACCCGTACGTTCTATGCTCAATACAGCAGTTTTAAGATCACCACCCTCATCTTTAATCTTCTTAAAAGCATCAGAGAGTGCAAAGAAAAACCTTACTGATTCCGATTCAATCTTTTTTATTACTGGTTTATCTGTATCATCGACTGTAAGAAAATTAGCTTTAAACTGTACTGTCTTCTTCATACCTAACTTACATCTCTCGCATCTATCCTTACCCTCACATACGAATACTTTATCCTTTCCAGCTTTATGTACCCATCTACTAGGTACATTGCCTAATACGACCCCTGTAACTACTTCATTGAAGTTTACTCTATTGGGGTCCTTTGTAAATGTCTTACCTTCTCCAATACCTGTCACTTCTTTTAGTTCCATGTTGTTATCTCCTTTGCTTAGGTTATAGCACAGTACGTAGTTTTTTGTCAATTCTTCTAAAGGCCACTTATACTTAACTCCTAAATCCTCTATATCGCTTATCCTTCCTTTTAGTAAATCATTAAAATATATACCTTTGAATATCTCTAGGCAGCATAAGAACTTATTAAACATATAATCATGGTGTACATACTTAAGATCAGTTATCTTGGCACTCACCTTATCTATGTGGATTATACGTACCCTTTTAACGTCTATACCTTCAAGACGTAGGGACATCATATACATTACTAACTGCCAACCATCCTCTTCATGTACTTTCCTAGATGTTTTATAGTCCCATACCTCATACTCCCCACCCACTGTAACAAGTACATCAAACCTACCTGCTACCTTATATACTGGATGTATTGTCCTCCTTTCTACATCTATTATCTTTACTTCTCCCTCATTCATTGATATTAGTTTAACCTTTTCTATATAATTCTCTAAGATCTGGGAATACCTTGCTTGTAGCTTAGTATCAATATCAAATGGTTGTCCTAATATATCTCTATTATGTTTTTCTAGTACTGCATGTATATCGGTACCCTTTTGTCCTGCTTGCTTTAATCGTTTAGCACCCTTCTCATCCTTAGAGAAGTCTTTATACCTATATGCCTTAGCTATTGCTACCACACTAGATACAGATATATATGGGTAGGGATCAGTATCGAATAGGTACCACCTTCTATTCAACTCATCCTTCCATACTTTTACCAAATTAGCTGTCATAATGTTATTCCTCCCCCATCTAGCCTATTGCCACAAGATTGGCATACCTTGAATATATCCCTATACTTGTCACACTTTATACATCCATTACTGCCCTCACAAGATGGTCCCTGTTTTGTTGTAGACGAGCCGTTAGTGTGTGCAGTACCATTGGGAGGTTTAGTTGTTACTGTGGCTTGTACTAACTTTAAATCTATCTCCCCTATCCACCATACACTGCTCATAACTAGTCCTGGTTTGCAAGGTTGTGGTAATTTTGTTACTAACATTTCTACTACAGGACATGTTGCCACACCTACACCTATAATCCTACCCTGAGTACCTTCCGTAGTAATACAGTAGGTCTTGCCAACTATTTCAACTATATCTCCTATCTTAAATGGTCTAGCACTATATGGTTTAATTGACATATTAAGTCCCTTTCCTAAAAAATAGTAGCATTATTGTACTAACTATACCTATTATAGTAAATAAGTAACAGGCAGCATCTAACCACCATTTAAGGATATATTTAATAGTGTTTAGTAAATAGCTATCTACCATATCACATCTCCCTCTTCAGTAACTTCAAATTTACAGTCTGTCCCATCTGTAGTAATATACGTACCTGATACTAGCTCAGCAAAGAAAGCATGAGTACCATCATAGTATACAGCATACAATAAATCATTACTAAATCTTACTAATACTTCATCATAAGTAGTCTCTTGGCCACATGGATCTATAATCTCGACAATAGCATCCTCCCCATTTTCACCAGAGGGACCAACTTCACCCTGTATACCTTGTGTGCCCTGCTCACCATCAATTCCATCCCTACCAGTAAGTCCATCGGTACCAGAAGATCCCCTATCTCCTGATTCACCATCCTGTCCCCTAATACTGTCACAGAATTCCTCACTATATACTTCTACACAATCACCGACAAGAGTATATCCCTCATGTCCACACCCTTGCAATACTATACATATTAGTAATACTCCTCCCAATAGTCCTAATACTCTCCCTACGGGGTTCAGTGTCATATTAGGCTCCTTACCCTACGTTTAGGGTAGATCGTTGTACCTAGGGCATCCTGAGGGCTCTCAGGGGTATGCCTAGTATTCTTATTTACTCGTATCGTAGTCATCAATGTCTTTGTGCGCTGCTAGCTCCGCTTCACAGTCTTCACATATAATAATACTCTCAATCATCCTATCTACTGGTAAGGCTGTACCACATACTGTACAATACTCATCGTCTAAAAATAAATCTAAATGTTTCGTGTAAGTTTCCAATCTATCCTCCTAATGTATGGATAATATCATATATTGCTATTATCTGTCAAATACCCAAGGCATAACCGTTATTTCTCGGATTTAGCCAAATAATGATGAAAATATTAGGGGTCATTCTATTCCCTTTTAGTTGGCATGCTACGTGCATGGTAATCATTGGCATGTAAAATGCTATTGCATACTTGGTACCAACTACTTACTAGTTATATCATAAAAATAAATTTATTGACTAGCATTTTAATACTTGACACGGTTTGCAATAGTGTGATAGTATGAAGTTAACAAAGGGGGACAATATGAAACAACCGTTATTAGAGATAGACGTTAAAGATACTGCAATGATGGATAGTTGGAGACATAACTGCCCATGTTTGAAGTCATTAGATAGACACGCTAGGAAATGGTTTCATCGTACGGCACCTTTATCGGGAATAGTCCTGCTAAATGGTGATATGGTTAACAGAGTATTAGCATATGATAGACAGGGGATATAATATGAAACAATCTATCAATTTTTGGGGATTTTGTGACGCTTTTCGTGAATGTGATAGGGAAAATAGATTTACCTATGGTGGAAAAAGGGCACTATTTGATTGGCTAGAGGCTTTAGACGCTGATTGTGGTACCGAAACTGAGCTAGATGTTATTGCCCTATGCTGTGAGTTTACAGAGTATGGAAACCTAGCTGAACTACAAGCTGATTATACAGATATTAAAGACATGGATAGTTTAAACGACAATACTACAGTCATTATGATAGATGATACTAGCTTTATAATTCAAGCCTACTAAAGGGGGTGAGGTAGGGAAACAGTCAATAGCAGTCAACTGAAAGGAGGAATATGACAAACAATCTAATAAAAGAGCATAAAGGATTAGTTGTATCAATGGCCAAGCGGTATCAAGGCAAGGGACTAGACCTAGAGGATTTAGTGCAGGAGGGGTATATCGGTCTGCTAACTGCCCAAAAGAAGTATAAAGAGGATAAAGGCACTAAATTCAGCACGTATGCTAGCTATTGGATAAAGCAAGCCATAATCAGAGCAATAGAGAACACTGGTTCATTGATACGAGTGCCAAGCTACGCTAATGACCTACTTTCGCCAGACCATGTAAATATAAGTGATAATACCGCGACCAGTATCGGCACTAGGATAGACGCTACATTCTTGGTAACACAGATTAGAGATATTATAGGTGATGATACTAGTACCCATATGTATTTATCATATTATATGCACAATATGTCATATCGGGATATAGCATCACAGTTTAGTATCTCACATGAGACTGCAAGGAAGCAATTAAATAAACTGCATACCTTAGTGCAATCCAAATTACTCAAGTAAAGGGGGGTCTTATGATATTGTATATAGCAATTGCAACTAATAGCCATACCTTTGCCCCTATAGTGTTCACCGCAAATAATGTTACCGAAGCAAGGCACTGGGTAAGCTGTCACCTTGCTTGTGACTTGTCGTGGCATATTATGGAGGTATCATCAGGCCACGTGTCTAACCTCCTCACTGACCCTACAAGCGATGGTACTGATGTGTAGGTATGGTAGTGGTGTTATCGTTGAACCTAGGCCCATTACAGCTCATCGTAGTGGGCTTTGTAGTATGGTTAGTGGGTATAGTTGTAAGGATTAGGACTATGTGGTGATTAGTAGCTACGCTAACACCTGATACCTAATAATAATCAATAAGATAATGTAAGTAATAGATATACGTGTAAGTAGGGGGGATGGACTATACACTAGTACATATATTAAGGGGATGTAAGACTATACGTATGGGGATGGTTGGATATAATATAAATAAGTATACGTAACCTATGCCTATTATATTATGATTACATTGGTATATTACCTATGATATACTTGTAACCCTTATAATAAATACATAATAACCCTATACGGTAATAGTATATGTACCCATACTAGTATACTCTATAGTATATATCTATATAGTATACCTTCTAAGGTAATATATACAATATACCCTATATATATAATATATGGTACACGGTATGCATATGCAATGACTATACCAACCACCCCCCCTACCCCACACACTCAAGGGGAGAGGAGTGTAATGTCTTAAAATAACATCTCTAGGGATAAGAGAAAGAGAACCCATATTTATATTTTTACATATTTTTACAACCGTTTACAACAAATGGTCCAACCCATTGATCTACATATTTTATTTTTTACCCCCCTACCAATCATACCTAATTGACACTATTACACTAAATATGATATAATCTAGTATATGACTAAAGATAAAAAAACTAGACGCTTGTCCCTAAAACAACAAAAGTTCACAGAAGCCTACGTAGATAACGGAGGTAACGCCACACAAGCAGCCCTAGTAGCCTATGACGTGGATAACAAGATAGACGCTGCCAATATAGGCCGACAAAACTTAGATAAGCAATATGTAAAAGATGTAATAGATGCTAAGGTAAAATCTCTAAAGAATACAACTTTAGACCGATTAAAACAACACGACTTAGTAGGCCTAGCCTTAGATACAGCCCACAACGACCTCCAAGATGATGACCCCAAAGTAAGAGAAGCAGCTAGAAAGTTCATACTAGAAGTAGCCAAATTCCTATCCGAAGCCGAGAAAGTAACCAGCCATGATAATCGTACCCAAAACCTTGTTCTGCCAAAGTGGAAGTCATCTACAGGTAAATCTTAGTACTCAAGACATACTAGACTCCACCCCCCAAGGCCAATACATAAAATACATGGACATGCAAGATCTATGGAACTATCCTAATGATTTAGACTATCTACAGGAAGATGGACATTCTTATCAGATAATAGACTCAAACAATATTGACAGTTTTGACCTAGATGTGCTATAATCTATTAGAAGGGGAAATATTTAATAAATGTCTTTTACCCCCCCATTTCAAAAAGTCCTAGACGAAGTAAATACAATGGCTGCCAATAAGGAGCCTATTGCTGTATTACAAGCCTTTTTTAAAGAAAAGATGATCGAACTAGGTCCCAAAGAACGCCTCAATAACCTATATAAGATAAGACCTAAAAGAGCTGTCCCAGGAGAACGTAGCAGATATGTCTCCTTACGAATGAACACAGTACAAGACCACTATTGGGACCATAGAACAAATAGAGATTCAGTACTAAAGATGAGACAAATAGGCCTAACAACCCTATCATGTATAATAGGACTAGACCTATGCCTCTTTAACTACGGATCTAACGCCTGTATTATGGCCCACGTTCTACCAAATGTTAAGAAATACTTTAGAATAACAAAGAATGCTTTTACCCAATTCCAAAAAGATTGGGGAACACTCTACCCAGTAACAAACGAAGTAGACAATGTATCTGAGCTACACATAGCAGAAACAGGCAGTATTATGATGGTAGCTACCGAAACCAAGGGCCTAACCTTGGATTTTTTACATATAGCCGAAGCAGCCTTCGTCCCCAATAGCAGAATAGAAGAATCAATAGAATCAGTCCCCCTCTCAGGCCACGTAGTAATGGAAAGCACCCCCGATGGAGCCTCCGGCATATTCTACGAACATTGGAACAACTTTCTAACAAGCCCCGATAGCTCACTATTCACATGCCATTTCTTCCCTTGGTGGTGGCACTACCCCGAAATACAAGACATACCCTACTTAAAAAGACCCAAAGAATTCGTACCCACTGAACGCGAAGAGGGACTAATAGATAAGTATGACCTTAATCCAGACCACATAATATGGCGTAGAAACAAGATAAGTGAGTCCGGTAACAATGAATCAGAGTTCTTAAAGAAATACCCCGAAGACCCCATTACATGTTTCCTATCTGGTGCCCACTCAGTCTTCGATGCAGACATTACCCGTAGCCTATGGATGAATGGACACGACCCCGCCTTCAAAGGTGATCTAAGAGTAGCCAACAAATGAAAATAAAATTTGAAGACAGACCCTATAAAGGCAAAGACGAAGAGTTCATGGGCTGGCGCATATTCACAATGCCCAAAGCCACCCACTCTTACGCCATAGGGGTAGACGTAGCCGAAGGCAAAGGGAAAGATGCTAGCTGTGCCCAAGTAATTGATTGCAACACTGGAACATTAGTCGCTAATTACTGGTCCCCAGCAATAGACGAAGACAACTATGCAGCTGAGATATATAAAGCAGGACACTTCTACAACAAAGCTAGAGTAATAGTAGAAGAGAACAATAGTGGACACGCAGTAATAACAAACCTATCAGGGGTATACAGTAACAGCCTAAGATACCCCTATCTATATAAGAGATACGAATACGACCAGTACACCAAGAAAAAGACTAAAACAATAGGTTGGAGAACCACAGGCGGCAACAAAAACAACCTAATAAGCAACCTAAAAGCAGCATTAAGAGATGGGGATCTAAAAGTATATGATAAATACACAATAGGAGAACTAAGCACCTTCGTAGTAGATGAAAAGACAGGCAAACTAGGAGCTAAAGGCTCTGCAAGAGATGATAGAATAATGGCCCTAGCCCTAGCCTGGGAACAAGTACTCGTACTAAGAACATCATTAAACAACTCCACTAAACCCTACAACAACCAATCCCAAGAATACGACCCCACCACCGGATTCCCCATATAGGCACCTAAATGGCTAAAGCATATAAAAGCACGTCTAAAAGCAAAGCTACTCAAGCATGTATAGACTACGTAGCTGGCCTCTTACAAGACTCCGAAACCTTCTACAGACCCCTCAGAAGAAAGTGGAACGTATTCGAGTACCTCTACACCAAAGGAGCCTCCAAAAAGAACACCCCCAGAGGCAGAGCCAACCTAGAACTCCCAATAGCCTTCCAACAAATAGAACCCTTCGTAGACCATTTATCAGAACTAATGTTCGGTGAAACCCCTTACATAGCCTATTCCCCCAGAACTAAAGGCGAAGAAGTAGTAGAATCAGCAGCAGACGTAAGCAACTTCACCCAATGGCAACTAGAAGTAGGTGACTTCTACCCAGAAATGAGAAAATACTTCAGAAACCTAGGAAAACTAGGTAACTCCGTAATGAAGATAATATGGGAAGAAGACACAATAGAAAGAGACTTAGACCCCGACGAACTAGAATTTGACGAAGGCAACCCCGAACCCAAATCCCTAACCTCAGACGATGTAATGTTCGACGGTCCCAGATTCTACAACCTAAGCCTATTCGAATTCATGGTCCCCAAAGGCTCCGTAGACTGTGACATCCAAAGAATGCAATGGGTAGCCCACGAAGTCTACAGAGATCCCGACGACCTATTAGATAATGAGAACTATTGGAGAGGCCACTCCAAAATAAAGAAACTAATAGGAAAGAAAGACCCCAACACCCCCATATCAGAAGAACCCGTACCAGCCAACAAACCTGAATCCAACCATTCCAAAGAAGCAGCCCTAGCCCTCTACAGCAACCAATCCAAACAACAACAAAAGAACCAAGGTAAATGGAGAGTAGTAGAATGGTGGGGCAGATACAACTTAGGTAAGGGCTACAAAGAACCAGTACTAATAGTAATAGCCTACCCAAGTGAACTAGAACCCATACTACTACGTAAAGACCCAAACCCTTTCAAATACAAATTCAAACCATTCGTAATGTCCTACGACTACCCCATAGACGGTGAAACCTACGGCTACGGCGAACTAAACCACATTAAAGGTCTAATATCCGAATCCACTGCCCTACGCAACGCGAGACTAGACAGAACCAACATGTCACTAAATAGCATGTGGCTAGTAGAAAGACAATCCGGCATTAACACTAGAGAACTCTACACTAGCCCAGATAAAGTAGTCCTATGCGATGATCTCAATGGCATACAAAAATTCGAGAACACAGGCCCAAACCCCGCCTCCGTAGAAGAAGTAGGCAGTATAGAC